GAGCTTTCCTATGAAGCTGAAGAACCCAAACGCCAAACCGATTATGAGTTCTGACTATGAGTGCCGACTTGTACGACCTCATCCTCCAACTCCTGAAATGGTGGCTGCTGCTCAACCCTACCGAGGGGATGTAATCGGTGCAGAGCAGCTCATTGAGCTTGCCAAACGTTCTGCTGTGTTGTCCAAAGGATGAACCTACTTCTTGACATTGAAACCGATGGCCTTTATCAGCAATGCACACGGATACATTGTGTGGTTGTGCAGGACGTTGAGACGAACGAAGTCTTTGTCTTCAACGATCAAGGAAGTAAACCTCCAATCTCGCAGGCGATCACACTTCTAGAAGATGCTGACCATTTGATTGGTCATAACATCATCAACTTCGACATCCCTGTGATTCAGAAGTTCTATCCGTGGTTCCATCCGAGGCAGTGTCTTGACACGCTGGTGATGGGGAGGGTGATCCATTCTGATATTGACAAGGTAGACCTGAAGAAGAAATGGGAGTTCATGCCTGTCCACCTCTACGGCAGGCATTCCCTGGAAGCTTATGGCTACCGGCTTGGTATCTACAAAGGTGGGTTTGCTAAGCAGACCGACTGGAAAGAGTGGAGCCAGGATATGGAGGACTACTGCGTACAAGACATTGCTGTTACTTCTGCACTATGGAATCATTTCCAGAAATACCTGACTGGATCCGCTTAGAGATGAGCGTCCAGGAAGTTCTGACCAGACAAGAACTTCATGGCTGGGCCTTTGATGAGAAGGCTGCACAAGAGCTAGAGATCACTCTCCGAAAAGAGCTGGACTCTCTAATCGCAAATACCAAACGGCTGCACCCGTATGTGCCTGGCGTGGAGTTCACTCCAAAGGTGAACAGCAAACTCAGGGGCTATGTCAAGGGGGCACCGTTCACAAAGATCGAAGAGTTCAATCCAAGCTCCAGGGACCACGTTGCATGGGCTATGTCCCAGACGGGGTGGAAGCCGAGCCAATTCACCGATACAGGGAAACCTGTTATCGATGAAGTGGTGTTGAAGGAGGTCGGGACTGAGGAGGCCTTAGCTTATCTGAGGATTCTTGAGCTGACCAAGCTGCTTGGCATGTTGAACCAAGGGCAGAATGCTTGGCTCAGGCTGGTACAGAACGGCAGGATCTACCATCGCTGTTATGTGAACACAAACACTCATCGGTGCGTCCACCAAAAGCCCAACCTCAGCCAGGTGCCGAGCATCAAGGAGTTCCAACAGCTCTTTGTTGCAAGCCCTGGCTTAACGCTTGTCGGTGCTGACCTGAGCGGTATTGAGCTACGAATGCTGGCTCATTACCTCTCGCGTTACGACGACGGCAAGTATGCCGATGTACTGATCAACGGCGACATCCATCAGGTGAATGCTGACAAGATCGGCATCAGTCGGAAGCAAGTAAAGACAGTGACCTACGCCTTCCTCTATGGCGCTGGTGATGTCAAGATCGGACACAGTTTCGATCCACTGCTGTCCGAACCGAAAGCCAAGAAGAAAGGAGCCGAAATCAGGGCAGCTTATGTTGCTGCTATTGATGGATTAGCTCAACTTCTTGATGACATTAAACGTGCTGCAGGGCGCGGTTATGTCAAAGCCATTGATGGCAGGCAAATCAAGGTTGATGCTCAGCATAAAGCGTTGAATTACCTACTCCAGTCAAGCGCTGGTGTGGTGGCAAAACGGTGGATGGTGGACGTTGAGGAGATCGCCTCTCATCAGTTCAAAGCGCACCAGTTGGCGTTTATTCATGACGCCTTGTTCTACGAATGTACCGCTGACAAGTCAGCCGACCTTAAGTTCCTTCTTGAGTACGCCGCGAAAGAGGCAGGGGAGTATTACAAGCTCCGCTGCCCAGTCGACGCAGTCGGGCATATCGGACCAGATTTCTACTCCGTCCACTAATCGAATCCAAAAGCTGAAAAAGAGGTATGGACTATCCATTGAAATCTACGAAGACCTGCTGGCCCGCCAAGAAGGTAAATGCGCTTGCTGTGGGAGCAGCGAACCTCAAGGTAAGGGAGTGTTTCACGTAGACCACTGCCACCTAACCGGAGACATTCGTGGCCTTCTGTGTCATCACTGCAATACCGGAATCGGGGCTTTAGGCGACAACCTTAAAGGTGTTCTTAATGCTCTCAAATACCTATCCACTCACCAAAGTAAATGCCTCCAACAAAGTCGAAAACAAACCTTTCAAAGCGCACCTTTGAATCCCGTGCCAAGTTCAAACACACCCGTCAAGGGAACGGCACCCGATCCTTGCCAAACCATGGCCGTAAACCACGTCGAGGTCAAGGCAAATGAAAGATGAGTTCTATACAAAAGTGAAGATCATCGTTGACTGCAGAAACGGTGATCTTGAGGACTACCCAGCAAGTAACAAATACACCTTTGAATTTGACGCAACTGATCTGGACATTTATGGATATGTGGATCAGTTCCGCAAAGTTCTAAGGGCATCTGGCTTCTCTGATAAATCAATTGACAACGCACTGGGGAAAGAGCCGTGAGCCTGCTAATTGACGCTGATTACCTCGCGTACAAAACCTGCGCTGCCTGTGAAGACGAAACTGACTTCGGCAACGATGTCATCGTAGTCACCAGCAAGTTCCAAGAGGTCACACGTTCATTCACACAAGAGATCAACAAGATCTGGAATGTCTTCGACCAAGAGATCATCTTATTCTTCAGCTCGCCTCGTAACTTCCGAAAGGAAATCAGCCCAGACTACAAAGGCCACCGTAATCGCAAGAAGCCTTGTGGATACAAGCGCCTCTTGAATTGGTGCGCCGAATACTACGAGACCATCATCGTAGATGGCCTTGAAGCTGATGACGCGATTGGCATCTTTGCCACCAATCCTATCGAGCAGGACTACGACCATGTGATCGTCAGCCCTGACAAGGATATGAAGCAGATCCCAGGTTACCTTTACAACCTAAAGGATCCGATGATCGAGACCACCCATCAGGAAGCTGATAAGTGGTTCTTCATGCAAACCATGTCCGGTGACCAGACCGATGGCTATGCGGGAGTGCCTGGCATTGGCCTAAAGAAGGCTGCTGCAATCCTCGATGAGAAGGGTTGCTGCTGGGAAGCCGTACTTGAGACCTTCCTCAAGGCGGGTCTTACTGAAGATGACGCATTGTTGAATGCACGTCTCGCCCGAATCCTCCGCTATACGGACTATGACTCACAAAACAATGCCGTTAATCTCTGGACCCCCGATACCTCCTCCAGTTCTGGAGATGACGATGGAGCAGCAGTTCAAGCTGCGGAGGATCAAGGATCTACTGCCACAAGCAAAGCGTGAGGATCTCTATACCCTCATTGAATCGCTCCAGCATCAGAACTTTTGTCTATCCAACACCGTCTCTAACCTCGTTAAACAATGGCCGACTCTAATGACCGTGGACCTGGATATTACCGCAGAGGATTGATTCAACCGTGGGATTTTATCCGAGACCAAGGACTGAACTTCCACCTCGGCAACGCCATCAAGTACATCTGCAGGGCTGGTCATAAAGACTCTGCCATTGAAGACCTCACCAAAGCAATTCACTACCTTGAAAATGAACGGGAGCAACTACAAGCACAGCGCCAACGAGTTCAGGAAGAAGTACGAACTACCTCAGGGACTGACGACTTCCTCCTTAGAACTGCAGCAGAGTTTGATCGATGAGGAGCACCTTGAGGTTGCTCATGCCTACCTCGATCTGCGAAAGGACATTGAAAACAAGCAACTCCGAGCTGAACTGCTGAAGGAGCTGGCTGATCTTGTCTATGTCTGCCACCAGATGGCTGCCTGCTTCGGGTGGGATCTGGATGTTGCTTTCAATCGCGTCCATGACAGCAACATGAGCAAGCTGGGTCTGGATGGAAAACCCATCCGTCGTGAGGATGGGAAGATCCTGAAAGGCCCTAAGTATTTCCAACCTACTCTTATTGATCTTGTCTAATCATGCCTGAAGTCATTGCCCGAACTGGACGTGTTCAATCGTGGATTGACGATCCCACTTCCCGACTGCCAGTGTCCTGCACTGTGTTTGTTGTGGAAGATACCATGGAAGGAGAGAATGGAATCGAAGCATCCTGGAGATTTGTTTCACACGCTCTTAGAAATGGAGCGGGTGTTGCAGTGCATTTGTCTAAGCTGCGACCCAAGGGATCTGAAAACGGCAAAGGACTTGTTGCATCAGGTCCGGTTAGCTTTGCCAAAATCTACAGCACCCTGAACGAAATCCTTCGCCGTGGAGGTGTCTATAAGAATGGCGCTGTCGTATGCCATCTTGATCTTAACCATCCTGATGTTCTTGAGTTCATCACTGCTAATCGGTCTGACCTTCCTTGGGTTAAGCGTTGCGTCAACATTAATCCCTACTGGTGGCAGGAAGCGTCTGCTGAAGTGAAGGATGCGTTGCTCGATGGTATCCGCAAGGGTGATGTCTGGCTCAACAAAACCAAAGTTGACCTAAATGGAAAACGAATCTACGGAAACGTATGTCTTGAGGTGTATCTGCCCTCACGTGGGACATGCCTCCTACAGCACGTCAATCTCGGTGCCTGTGGAGTTGGGGACTTACCAGAAGCTTTCTCTAACGGTATGTCCGAGTTGTGTGCGCTCCATTCACGCACAGGCGTTGGAGAAACTGGAGAGTATCTGGATCCAAGCATCGACCGGCAAGTAGGTCTTGGGATGCTGGGCCTTGCCAACCTTCTGCGTCGGTACAAGATCACCTACAAAGAGTTTGGTGAAGCCCTGGAAAGGGTTAACAACTACGAGCCGAAGGTTGATTCCAATGCTGACATGGTGGCGCTCTACCTGAAGACTGGTATCAACGCTGCTGCTGTCATTGCCAAGCAGAACAACATGGAGCGTGCCTTTGCCATTGCTCCTACTGCTACCTGCTCTTACCGCTACACCGATCTTGATGGCTACACCACCACTCCTGAGATTGCTCCTCCGATTGCCCGTGAGGTTGATCGAGACTCTGGCACCTTCGGAGTACAGAGCTATAACTATGGCCCTGTGGAGATTGCGAGTGAAGTGGGCTGGGAGGATTACCTTCGGGTGGTAAATGGTATCGTCAAGATGCTGGATAGCACTGGCCTGCTGCATGGCTACAGCTTCAATAGCTGGAGTGATGTAGTTACCTACGACGAGAAGTTCATTGAGAACTGGCTTGCTAGCCCCCAAACTTCGCTTTATTATAGCCTCCAAGTCATGGGTGATGTTCAAGACAAAACCAACGCATACGCTGCTCTCTCCCAGGATGAGGTGAGCAGTTATCTCGATGAAATCCTTAATGGTGATCCTGCACCGACTTGTAATTGTGGAGAGTGATGAATCCCTATCAGAAACTACTTAACAGAAAGCGTACTTGGACCCCTGTACAAACCACTGCTGGAACCTTCAATGATGGTGCTGAAGAAGCTCTCTACCGTGCTCTCGCTATTCGGCACATGGAGCTGCCGGTTGGGGAGTTCATTCGGGAAGCTCTTAAGAGTGAAGTACCACAGCACTCAGTGCAGTTGCTGGAGTCCAACATCCAAGACGAAATTAAACACGACTTGGCTCTCACTTACATCACCAATGCTGTCGGCGTGGATCCTAAGGCTGAAGCCGAAGCACTCCGAATACGGGCTGCGTGGGAGGCGCATCCAGATCACACGATCCTTAAAGCACTGGTGGCCGAGCGTGCGATTTTCTTCGTACTACTGCCATTCTTTCGCTTTAATGGTGACGGTGGTATGCGAACAGTCTCGGCAGACATCAGCAGAGACGAGCAGATCCACGTCGCTTGTAACTCACTAGTGTGTGAGGAGCTGGGGCTTACACCAAGCCCTAGCCTCGACAAACTCCGCAAGGCAACAATTGCGTGGGTGCTGCAGCCACTGAAGGCTGGTGCTTCTAGCAAGTACCTCGATCAGGAGTTCTGGCTGAAGGCGAGTGATCGTCTGATGTATGAAGGCAAAGCTCCTGAGCTTGCTGACACCAGGCGGGGAAGGATGCCTGCGTTCTTTGAACACAGCAATGTGAACCTTCCTCAGTATGCTTAACATTCTCCCCGACCCGTCTGATGTTCTCACGGTAGAGCTGCTGGTGGCAGAGCTACGTCAGAACTTCAGACGTAAGTCTTTCTATGGTCCCACTGACAGTGAAGCAACTATCCGCTTCATGGAAGGTCAGCAGTCAGTCCTTCAATGGTTGGAGGATCGTCTTTCTAAATAACAATGGCTAGCAAGAAAAAAGAAATCCGCCAGGCAGCAAAGGACGGGACAATCACCAAACAGGAGAACCGTACCCTGAATGCTGCTGGCGTTACCCCTGATCGTCTTCAGAACTTCCAGACCAGACAGGAAACCATCAGCAGTGTTGGTAACAAGTTTGGTACGAAGGACTTCAAGGTACTGCAGGACAGTGGCCTCAGCAATAACAGAATCCTGAAGGTTGCTGCTGGTTCTAAGAAAGTCAACGCCAAGGCCAGCAATAAGCTGACTGGCCTCAACCCAGGCATCAAGCTCCCTAGTCGAGATCGAACCGATGGCTTGTACGGTGGAACTCTTGAGCCCATCAACCGCATGATGGGCGGGATGGTGGATCTTGATGCTCGCACTGAGCTGGCTAAGAGCCTGAAGGGCCTTGGTAAGAAGTATCTGCAATGGCAGGGTACTGATGCCAAAGGTCGCCCTAATGCACTTGGTGGCTTCAAGGTTCCCAAGAACCTGCGGAAGGTTGACCAGAACAACCCTCTGGGCATCACTCAGAAAGCCCTCAAGCGGGGCACCTTCAGTGCCTATGACGGCTCTGGCACCCTGTTTGGCCGTGATGGCAGCTCCGTGCTTGGCGGCGACGGCAAGATGAAGAACCGTCCTGCATCGTGGATGCCCGGTAAGGGTGGCAATGGTACAGGTGGTGGTGGCAAGAAGAAAGGTGGTAAGGGTGAAGGTGAGATGGGTGGAGCGGAAATGCCCAGCCTCGGTGGTGGTGGTAATGATTCCGGTGGCAGTTCTTCTGATGGCCTGAGCGGAATCTTCGGTGGCACTGGTACGGAGACCTACGGCTCTCCTACCTTCCGTCGTCGTCGTAGTCGCGCTCAACGCAGCGGCAGCTTTACCCAAGGCCCTAGTCGTCTTGGCATCAATCTGCAACGCCAATCTGGCCTTAACATCATGAGGGCCTGATTATGACAGCACGCTCAAGGTACGATGAGCTAACTAGCTTTCGTGCTCAATTCCTTGATGTTGCTGTTGAGTGCTCTCGGCTTACGATTCCTTACCTGATCCGTCAAGACGACGAAGGTAGAAACTCTGCCCGTGTCCTGACAACTCCTTGGCAAAGTGTTGGTGCAAAGGGGGTGGTGACATTGGCATCCAAGTTGATGCTGGCATTGCTGCCTCCTCAGACCAGCTTCTTCAAGTTCCAACTTGATGACACCAAGCTTGCTCAGGACTTCTCTCCAGAGGTACGTTCTGAGATTGACCTTTCTCTTGCCAAACAAGAGCGTCTGGTCATGGAATCCATTGCAGCTAGTAGTGATCGCGTTGTCGTTCACCAAGCCATTAAACACCTTGTTGTTGGCGGTAATGCGTTGCTGTTTATGGGTGACAAGATCAAGCTGTTCCCCCTTAACCGCTTTGTGGTTGAGCGGGATGGTAATGAGAATGTCATTGAGATCGTGACAAAGGAGAGGATCTCCCGCAAGCTGCTCCCTATGGAGCTGATGCCCCAAACCCCTGGTGATGATTCATCTGGTTCACAGATGGATGATATTGATGTCTACACGCATGTCAAGAGAACAGATAAGGGTTGGGTATGGCATCAGGAAGTACTTGATAAGATCCTGCCTGGCACGATGGGCAAGGCTCCACTCGATGCAAGTCCATGGCTTGTACTGCGGTTCAATACCGTGGACGGTGAAGCTTATGGGCGTGGTCGAGTTGAGGAGTTCCTTGGAGACCTGAAGAGCCTGGAGGGTTTGATGCAAGCCCTGGTTGAGGGCTCTGCGGCAGCAGCGAAGGTGATCTTCCTTGTTGACCCAGGATCCACGACAAAGGCAGCAGCTATCAGCCAAGCTGGTAATGGTGCCATTGTTCAAGGTAGAGCTGAAGATGTGACAGTGGTTCAGGTTGGCAAGACGGCTGACTTCAGGACTGCTGCTGAAATGGCAGCCACATTGGAACGTCGAATTAGTGAAGCCTTCCTGGTGATGAATGTGCGTGACTCTGAGCGGACTACTGCTGAGGAGGTACGCATGACTCAGATGGAACTGGAGCAGCAGCTTGGTGGGCTATTTAGCCTGCTGACTGTGGAGTTCCTGGTTCCATATCTGAATCGTAAGCTCAACGTCTTACAACGCAACGGCAGCATGATGCGGCTTCCCAAGAAATATGTGAAGCCCACAATTGTTGCTGGTGTGAATGCACTAGGCAGAGGTCAGGACCGAGAGAGCCTCACTCAGTTCATGACCGTACTCCAGCAAACACTTGGTCCTGAAATGATGGTCAAGTATATCAACCCTGACGAAGCGGTAAAGCGTCTCGCTGCAGCTCAGGGTATTGATGTGTTGAACCTCGTCAAGAGTGTTCAGGACATTCAGAACGAAGATCAGCAGAACATGCAAATGCAACAGCAAATGATTGAGCTTCAAAACAAGCCCAACATGCTGAAGGCACCGATCTTCGATCCACAAAAGAATCCCGACGCAATGGACATGATCAATGGAGAACTTCAAGCCCAGCAGCAGGCCACGCCGCCCCAAGCTCCCCCCGGTTTCCCCGCCTGAGACGGTTCAAAACACGGAACCTCCTACCAGCGATGAACCTGTCCGCATGAAATATGCAAGACGGGAACTGCTTGGTAAGCCTACGATTGGCAATGTCAATCGAGTGGAAACAGTCGGACTTGGTAAACTTAAAGTAGAAACTGCACATGGCTACACTGACGTATGATCCATCCACCGATCCTGAAGCTTATGCTGAGATCGAAGCGGATGAGCAAGAGTCTCTCCAGATTGGCGAGCAACTAGAACAAGAGCAGAACGCCCTGCTAGCTGGTAAGTATCGTGATGCTGAAGAGCTTGAACGTGCTTACATCGAACTTCAACGGAAACTCGGCAGCCGCTCTCAGGAGGAGGAAGTCGAGGTTGATGAAGAAGTCGAAGCAGACGATGACACCGAAGAAGAAGAAGAAGAAGCTCCTGGGTATCAATTCCTAGAGCGCCTCGCTGAAGAGGCTCAAGCTGGAAAGTTCTCTGAAGAACTGATTGACCAGCTCGATCAGATGTCTGCTCGGGACATTGCTGAAATGTTTCTTGACTATCGGGAGAACATGCCCGAACAAATCGAGCAACAAGCAATCTCTGATGAGGATCTGGACTACTACTACAACATGGTAGGGGGTCAGGATCAATATCAGAACATGGTTGCTTGGGCTGCTCAAAACCTCACACCAGAAGAGATCCAAGCCTTTGATCAAGTTGTTGATCGAGGTGATCCGTTCTCTGTGTACTTTGCTGTGCAGGCACTGAACTATCGGTTCCTGAACAGTGAAGGGTTTGAGGGAGAACTGCTGACAGGACGTGAACCACGTTCTGGTGGAGATGTATTCCGTAGCACGGCTGAACTTGTCCGTGCAATGGATGACCCTCGCTACGACTCTGACCCGGCTTACCGCATGGACATTGAGGCCAAGCTGGAACGGTCAAATCTGCAGTTCTAAAAGGTACTTCGCTTATTTACTCATGCTTACTCTTACTCTCACCTTTGCTACAATCGCTTCATGGTATGGCATCCCCTATCACGGTCGTAGGACTGCAAATGGGGAAGTCTTCAATATGCACGCAATGACTGCTGCACACCGCTCCCTGCCGTTCGGTACTCGGGTGAAGGTGTGCAATCCAGATAATAACCGCTGCGCTACTGTCCGTATCAATGACCGGGGACCATTCATCCCTGGTCGTGATATTGATCTGAGCAAGGCCGCTGCTGATGCGATTGGTCTCACTGGCAAAGGTGTGGGTAAGGTAAAAATGCAACGCCTGGATTGACCCCATATGTCTACAACAACTACGATTAAACGCGGACGGTATTCCGTCGATTATGTTGAGCCTCTGGGTATTCCAGGTGTGGCTCGCCAACTCTCTGCTACTAACGCCTCACAGAATACTGCTCTTACTGCGAATGTATCCCGCATTAGCATTCGTGCTCGGGGTTGTGATATTCGCTATGCAGTAGGTGTTGGTGCTCAAACCGCTAATGCTTCCACTAGCCATTTCATTGCTAATGGAGAGCGTCTTGATATTGCTGTCCCGCAGGGTGCAAACATTGCTGTTATCCGTGAAGCTGCTGCAACGGTTGATGGCTCCCTTGCTGTTACGGAGCTGGTCTGATGAGGCTAGGTGGAACCAAGGCTACGGCTATTCACCAATATCGAGGTCTTGGTAACCAACTCTATGATCTAGCAGGATCCAGACCGAGCCTCGACCTGCGCTTTGCGGAAAACAAGTCGCTGGTTGATTCGGTCAGCGGTCAGAACCTGATCACGTTCACCAGGGCCAGCACTGGGACGTATGTGGACTCCGATGGCGTGATCCGCAGCGCAGCGAATGACGTTCCGAGGTTCAACCACAACCCGCTCACGGGCGAGTGCCTGGGGCTCCTGGTCGAGGAGCAGCGGCAGAATTTGCTGCTCAACAGTGCAACGCTGAGCACGCAGACTGTCACCGTAACGGCTGTCGCTCACACGCTCAGCTTCTACGGCACTGGCACGGTCACGCTCTCTGGCACCTCAACGGCTGGCCCACTGGTCGGCACTGCTGCCAACTCACGGGTGAGCCTGACGTTCACACCAACCGCAGGCAGCCTGACGCTCACCGTTAGCGGAAGTGTGACCAATGCGAACCTGGAAATCGGATCATTTGCTACTTCTTGGATACCTACCACCGGCACCGCCGCGACGCGCACGGCTGATGTCGCCAGTGTGACCGGGACTAATTTCAGTTCGTGGTATAGGCAGGATGAGGGGACGATGTTTGCCGACTACAGCGCGATCCAATCGGGTGGGTTTTGCTTTGACGCCACTGGTTCGGCCACTTCAGATCGGATATATCTTCGATACTTAGCCACTCAGCATCAGCTCTACGTAATAGACAACGGCGTCACCCAAGCGTCAATCTATGACACTACAGCTGCATCATCGCAGTCCGCAAGAGTGTCAGTGGGCATGACTGCCAATAGTTTTGCGACTTATGCCAACGGTGGAGGTAGTAGATCTAACTCTCTGGCGCAAGACGCTTCAGGGACAATGCCAACACTAGAGAAGATAAGCATTGGAACGGCTTTCAACGCCGGAAGTTCATTAAACGGTACGCTCCGCCGCCTCGCCT